GAGCTTGCGACTACGGGTACGGAAGTCATACAGGTGTACTTTGGATTGCAGTTTCTCCTAGCGATCAATTAATTGTATACAGAGAATTATATTGTTCTAAAGTTACAGCCACTGACCTAGCTGATATGATACTAGATGCTGAACAAGAAGACGGAACAATCCGGTACGGTGTCTTAGATAGCTCCCTTTGGCATAAGAGAGGTGATACAGGTCCAAGCCTAGCAGAGCAGATGAACATGAAGGGTTGCCGTTGGCGACCTTCAGATCGCTCTAAAGGCTCACGAGTGGCAGGTAAGAACGAGCTACATAGACGCCTGCAGGTAGATGAGTTTACAGACGAACCTCGCCTTGTATTCATGTCTACCTGTACTAATACAATATCTCAATTACCTGCAATACCTTTAGATAAAAATAACTCAGAGGATGTAGATACTAAATCAGAAGATCACTTGTATGACGCTTTACGATATGGTATAATGACAAGACCTCGTAGTTCAATATGGGACTTTAACCCAGCAACACACCGATCAGGCTTTCAAGCTTCTGATCCTACATTTGGATACTAATACTTATGGCAGATGAAAACAACTTTATGGAAACTGATGCATCTTCTTCTCTAGAGGATATTAAAGATACAGATAACTCAGATGATCCTGAATCAGGTAGTATAGTTCAATTAGTTGAACAACGATTTAAAAAAGCTGAAGATGCTAGATATGTAGATGAACAAAGATGGATGAGTGCATACCGAAACTATAGAGGTCTATACTCTGCAGATGTAAAATTTACTGAGGCTGAAAGATCTAGAGTGTTTGTTAAAGTTACTAAGACTAAAACTCTTGCAGCATACGGACAAATTGTTGATGTGTTATTTGGTAATAGTAATTTTCCACTGTCAGTAAACCCTAGTCGTTTACCTGAAGGTGTAGCTGAAACAGTTTCTTTTGAAACAGATCCTCAAGGACAAAAAATAACTGAGCAGTCACAGGCAGCATTTGCTAAAGATGATCCTGTAAAACGTAAACCTTTATTTAGTCCTGATAATAAATTAGAACCCGGTGATACTTTAGATAGTCTTAGAGAAAGACTAGGACCACTAGAAACTAGACTAGATACAGTTGCAGATTTACTAATAGAAAATAAAGCAGTTTCTGCAAGTGGTGTTACATTTCATCCTGCAATGGTTGCAGCTAAGAAGATGGAAAAGAAAATACATGACCAACTAGAAGAATCAAATGCTAATAAACAATTACGTTTAGCTGCATTTGAATTAGCTTTATTTGGTACAGGTATTATGAAAGGTCCATTAGCAATAAACAAAGAGTATCCTAATTGGGATGACGAAGGCAATTACGAGCCTGTTGTTAAGACTGTGCCATCTACTAACTACGTTTCAGTGTGGAACTTTTATCCTGACCCTGATGCTGCTAACATGGATGAAGCAGAGTACTGTTTAGAAAGACACAAGATGTCTCGCTCACAAATGAGAGCATTAAAGAAACGACCCTTCTTTAGATCTAACGCTATTAACAACGCTATTGAGTTAGGCGAGTCCTACGAAAAGAAATGGTGGGAACAAGAGATGGAAGATGACGCACAGCAAAGTTCTGCAGAGCGTTATAATGTACAAGAGTTTTGGGGCTACGTTGACACAGACGTATTAAAAGATCACGATATAGATGTACCTAAAGAATTAAAAGATCACGATGAAGTAAGTGTAAACATCTGGATATGTAATGGACAAGTACTACGTTTAGTTATGAATCCATTTAAACCTGCAGTAATACCTTACTACGCTGTACCTTACGAGATAAACCCTTACTCATTTTTTGGAGTAGGTATTGCCGAAAACATGGACGATACCCAGACACTAATGAATGGGTTTATGCGTATGGCTGTAGATAATGCTGTACTTAGTGGTAATTTACTTATAGAAGTTGACGAGACTAACTTAGTTCCCGGTCAAGACATGAGTGTGTATCCCGGTAAAGTATTCCGTAGACAAGGTGGCGCACCGGGACAAGGTATCTTTGGTACTAAGTTTCCTAATGTAGCTCAAGAGAACATGCAGCTATTCGATAAGGCTAGAGTACTAGCTGATGAAAGCACTGGCTTCCCTAGCTTTGCTCACGGACAAACAGGTATCCAAGGTGTAGGTCGTACTGCATCCGGTATATCTATGCTTATGGGTGCGGCAAATGGTAGCATTAGAACAGTAGTTAAGAATGTTGACGATTATTTATTAGCACCTATGGGACGAGCATTCTTTAGTTTTAATATGCAGTTTGACTTTGATGCAAATATTAAAGGTGACTTAGAAGTTAAAGCTAGTGGTACAGAAAGTCTAATGGCTAACGAAGTACGTAGCCAACGACTAATGCAATTCTTAGGTGTAGTGCAGAATCCTGTACTTGCTCCGTTTGCTAAGATGGACTTTATTATTAGAGAAATAGCTAAGAGTATGGACTTAGACCCAGACAAAGTTACAAACTCTTTAGGTGATGCTGCAATACAAGCTGAGATGTTTAAGAAGTTTAAACAAGAAAACCCTGACCCTGCTCCTGAAGCAGCGGCATCACCACAAGGTGCGCCTCCTGTAGCTCCACCTACTGGTGGACCAAGTGGACCGCCCCCATCACAACAGCCTCCTGCTGGAGCGCAAGCTCAAGACCCAACAGGATCAGGTGGCGGTACTATAGGTACAGGTACAGTTCCTACTCCGGGTGAGCAAGGCTTTAGTGGAAACGTACAGTAATCTATGAAAGAGTTAAAACAGATAGTAAACACAAAACCTGTATGGGATTCTTTTGTAGAATACTTAGATGAAACTATTACGTTAGTTCACAAAAGATTAGAACAAGAAGCAGACGTAGAAAAGATATACAGAGCGCAAGGCGAGATAGCTGCACTCAGAAGGTTAAAATATATGCGTGATGAATTTAATAGTGACCCTAAAGGTTTGTATTAATGGCTGAGAAAAAATATGTTATCAAAAAGAATGCTGCATTTCCAAGTGGAGTTGCCTATCCAAGTATGTCTGACAAATTTAGTAATAGAGATTATACAAATACATTTGCAGATCAAGCTGCAGAAGAGTCAGGCTTAGATACAGTAGATGATTATCCTATTTTTAATGACATTGAATTTCAAGTAGATGCTGAAAAAACTATTAAAAATAATTTTCTATCTCAAGTCGGTTTAAGAGCTGCAATGAAGAAGACAGGAGGAGATCTTTCTAAACTACTTCAAAACTATTTAGCTACAGACACAAAAGAAGATTTAAATAAACCACTACAACCAAGACATATGAAACCACAATACGAAGGTGATAATAGAACACCAGACCAAAGATGGCAAGACGAACAAGATAACAGAATGGGTACTCTATCTGCAACAGACACTCCTTCAAAAACTAAAGAAGGTCCGTACGATTATAACACGACATTTGTAAATGACCCATCTAATCCTGACTTTGTACTTAATCCTAAAATAAGAATAAAACTTAGTGAGTTAGCAGATTCAGATTCTGCTATACAGACGCAATGGAGAGAAGTTCAAAACGATCCTAACGCTACTGCAATAGATCAATACGGTATGTCAAGACTAGATGCTAATCGTAACCAGATGACAAATCTGGAATATATGAAAAGTCTTATACCTGAAAATCAAACCCCTATGTCTCAGGCTAATGTTATTAACCATGAGCTAAATCATTTTGCAATAATAGAATTGTATAATACAGGTAGACTAAGCAAAAAAATATTAACATTGTTAAGAAACAATGACGGCAATGAAATGGCAAAAATAGAACACGATATAATAGATCAAATGACCAGAAGAGATTTACCAGAAGATCCTACTTTTAAAGGAAAAATAAAACCTCCTGTAGTAAACGAAACTGATAATACAAAGGCACTTGATAAAGCAGCTAAACTATGGTTAAAAGATAACTCTCCTCCTGTAAGGGAGTACGACTCAAGTGGTGTACTTAAAGCAGAAGAGCCAAAATTTAAAGAAGAAATGTATGACGGTGCAATTCCAGCCGGATTAGCTAAAGGAGGCGATATAATGCCAATGGAACAACAAATGCAAATGTTTGCTATAGGTGGACTAGACGATGACGGACTGTCTAGAGACCCTGTAAGCGGCAACGAGATACCACCCGGAAGTATGGCTAACGAAGTACGAGATGATGTAGAAGCTAGACTTAGTGATGGCGAGTATGTAGTTCCAGCTAACGTAGTTAGATTCTTTGGTGTTAAGTTCTTTGAAGACTTACGTACACAAGCTATGCAAGGCTTAGGTGCAATGGAAGCTAACGGTAGAATAGGTGGAGAGCCTGTGCCTTCAGCGATGCCTATGCAAGATCAAATGGCAGAAATACAACCTGATGTATCTGAAGAAGAAATGCAGATGCTTCAAGGTTTAATGAATGAGGGTGGGTATGTAAGTGGTTACGCTAATGGTGGAGATGTTCCAAAAGATATAGATCTAGAAAATCCTTCTAATTATCCATTTAACCCTTCTCCGTTTCTTACACCGGGCGGTACTTACGTGACTAGTGAAAATCTTACACCTGACCCTAATGCACCTGCACCTACTCCAGTAGATCCCGGTCCTAATCCTGAGTCAGGTATTAGTTTTGTCACTATGGTTAATCCTGCTACAGGAGCAATACAAGTAGTACAATTTATGGGTGGTAATCCTGTTGATGAAGCTGCGTATAATGAATTAATAACTAACGGATTCTTTATACAAGGCGGTGCAAAGTTAGCTGCTTACAAACAAAAAGAAGCACAAGATAATAGAGAGTCTGATAAACAAATGGGAGGCGACAAACCTAAATCAGTAAACGATTTGTTAAGTGGTGACTTGTATGGAGATATGTCTTTAGGTTTAGGTGCTAAACTTGCAGGAAGTGTACTTAATAAAGCATTTCCTACTAAATCAAATCAACAAGTTTTAGATTATATTATAGACAACAGAGATCCTGTTACAGGAAAAAGTAGATTTCCACCATCAGGCAGAGGTATTCCACTAAGGGATGCAAATAATAATATTGTTTATAACGCAGGTGGAACTCCTAAATTTCAAACAGATAAAAATGGTTTTATACTAAGAGCTGAAGGAAAAGATGAACCAAGAAATGTTGCTAAAGAAGAAGTAGCACGGATACTGGATATAATGAACATAAAAAAAGCTAATACTAATAGTAAAGGTGTTCTTAAGAATAGAGCTTATAGAGATGCATTAAAGAAAGCCGGACACGCTAAGGGAGTAGGGCTTACAACTAAATTTGTAAATCCTGCAGACTGGTATAAATCTGACGCTGGAATTGCAGCTATAAAAGCACTTGGTACACCAACGACTACATCAAAAAGTACTACTGCTGATGGTGGTAGTAGTGGTGGTAGTGGTCCTTCTTCTGTTATTACACCAACTTATGGAGATGTATCTACACCAGAAGCTTTAGCAGCATCAGAAGCTGCAGGTAAAGCTTTTACTACGTCTGCTGAAGCAAAATCAAAAGCCGGATTTATGAATGAAGGTAATGATAATAATAATAATAATAATGACAATGATAACCGACCTGTAGGAAGTACAGGTACATCTGCTGTAGAAGCTAATGTTTCTGGCCCTACAGGAGAAAACGTAAGTGATCAAGACAAAGAAGTAAAAGATATAAAAGACTATGGTTATAGAGAAGATGCAGGTTATGGTTTAATGAACAAAGGTGGAATAGTAAAGAAACCTAAAAAGAAGAAGACTAAAAAATACTAATCAACGATAAGGCGACCCGGTGATGCCACCGCCAACATAAAGGAATATAGAATGCCCGAACTTAATGTAATGGAATCCCCTAAAGTAGCTGGCTTTGTAGACAGCAAACACTCTAATGCAAATAGACGTAGAGCAGAACAAGAAGAAAAAGAAATAGAAGAGCTTATGGAATCTCGACAAGAAGACAGAGAAGAACAAGAGCAAGAAGTTGTTGCTGCTGTTGCAGAAGCTCCTAAAGAAGCTGCTAGTGACGAAGATAAAGATTTAACACGAGAAGAAAAAACGTACAAGAAACGGTACGATGATCTTCGTAGACACCAAAACAAATTGGTTGAACAAGTTAAAACTTTAGAAGCTAAAGTAAACGACCCTGCTTCTTTTGCTGCTCCTACTACAGAGGAAGAACTAGAAGCGTGGAAAGAAAAGTATCCTGACGTTGCTAACATTGTATCTACCTTAGCTAAAAAAGAAGCACAAGCTATGTACAATGCAGCAGATGAGAGGCTTTCTCGTCTAGATGAGATAGCTGAACAAGCTGACAGAGCAAAAGCTGAAGCTGAAATACGAGCTATACACTCAGACTTTGACGAGCTAAAGGATAGTGACGTATTTCACGATTGGGTAGATGTACAACCTAAGTGGGTAAAAGATGCTTTATATGTAAACTCAGATGACCCAGCTTCAGTAGCAAGGGTAATTGATTTATATAAAGCTGATAATAATATAGTTAATAAAGGTAAGAAAGCTTCCGCTAAGAAAGCTGCCGCAGCAATCGTCACTAAGAAAGGACGAACCTCTGTAGATGCAGAAGAGTCTAATGGAAGAATTACAGAGTCTGACGTTAATAAAATGTCAACAGTAGAATACGAAAAGCGTTCCGATGAAATTATGGAAGCTATTCGAGGAGGGCGATTTGTCTACGATATGACAGGTGCAGCCCGATAAAAAAAAGTGTTGACAAAATTGTCGCACTTTGATATAACTAGTACTATCTATAAAAACGTAATGGCCCTTAGAAATAAGCTACCCATAGTTTTTATAATTCATCAAGTCTAAACTATCATATAAGACCTACCTGATGCAAAAGGCCCACTGTAAAATAAGATTAGCTAGTCTGCTTTACATTGCACCCTGATGAATCAGCCTCTTGTTAATACCGTTTAGCTTTATTTGTAAGCCAAACATCCATAGGAGGAATTTAATATGGCTTTTTCATCAGCGGCAGGGTACGGAAACTTGCCAAATGGAAACTTCTCTTCGATTATCTATTCGAAGAAAGTACAGGTTGCTTTTCGCAAGTCAACCGTAGTCGGAGACATTACGAACTCTGATTACTTTGGGGAAATTGCGTCACAAGGCGATACTGTTAAAATAATCAAAGAGCCTGAAATCTCAGTTAAGGCATATGCTCGTGGTACAACTATTCTACCACAAGACCTTGACGATGAGGACTTCTCGTTGACAATCGACAAATCAAATTACTTTGCTTTTAAGATTGACGACATTGAAGAGGCACACAGCCACATAAACTTTATGCAACTTGCTTCTGATAGAGCAGCATATAGATTGGCTGACCAGTACGACCAAGATGTATTGGGATACTTATCAGGTTACAAACAATCATCTCTTCACGGACAACCAGACACAGTTAACGCAACTGTAAACGGTACTGTGGCAGTTTCAACAGCAGGTACAGATGAACTTCTTTCCAGCATGAAACTAAACAAAGGTGACTTTGGTAACATCACTACTACTTCAGCAGGGACTCACTCGATTCCTCTGACTCCACGTATGCCGGGTGCAACATCCTTGCCTACAGCTACAGCATCACCAATGATGGTTGTATCTCGTATGGCTAGACTACTTGATCAACAGCAAGTTGATACAGGTGGACGTTGGTTAGTTGTAGATCCTGTGTTTATGGAAATGCTACGTGATGAGGATTCTCGTCTTCACAATGCAGACTTTGGAGCATCAGGAAGTATACGTAACGGCTTAGTTGTTAACAACTTAGGTGGTTTCAGAGTATACAGTTCTAGTAATCTACCAGCAGTTGGAACAGGTCCGGGTACTTCAGGTACAGCGAACCAGCTTGCTAACTATGGTGTCATTATGGCTGGACACGATTCTGCTGTTGCAACCGCAGAGCAGATTAATAAAACCGAATCATATCGTGACCCTGACAGCTTTGCTGACATTGTTCGTGGTATGCACTTGTATGGCAGAAAGATTCTTCGTCCAGAAGCTCTCGTTCAAGCCGTATATAACGCAGCGTAGGGGGACATAAAAAATGGCTACTATAACATCACTTTTACTTCCTGCTACAGGAAACTCTAACAGAGGCAGAATGCCGTATCAGGTTGAACTATCTATTGACCTGACTGCACAAGCTATTGATTGTTCAGCACCAGATACAGTACAATGTATTACACTACCAGCTAACACTCACATACTTCACGCAGGTGTTCAAGTTGTCGAAAGCGCAACAATGGACACAGGTACGAATGCTACCGTAACATTAGGTGCAGCAGACGTTGACGAATATGTTACTGCATTTGATATTGATGGTGCTTCAGATGGTGCATACGCTCCAAGTGTAACACCTTCAGCAGAAGTTGTTCTTGCTACAGCAGATACACTAGACCTTGTTTTTGGAGGTGACGGTGCTACCTTCTCAGCAGGTAAACTTAGAGTTTATGCTCTATTGATGGATGTCAGTGAACAAGGCAGCACATCTGCTGTTGATGTTGACAGAGACTATCTAGCATAACATAATAAATGGGGAGGCTAGGATAATCTGGCCTCTCCAACTTTATAATAGTGAAAGATATTTAAATGGCAGAATCATACCTAACTTTAACTAATAAAGTTCTTGCAAGATTAAATGAAGTTGAGTTAACATCTACTACTTTTACTTCATCTAGAGGTATACAAACACAAACTAAAACTGCTGTCAATGAAGCTGTAAGATATATAAATCAAAGAGAACACAACTACCCTTTTAACCACGCTACTGAAACTAAAACTTTAACTGCAGGTGTTGTGCGTTATTCATTACCTACAACAACTAAAGTTGTAGATTACAATACATTTAGAATAGTAAAAGATAGTGACTTGGCAGTTAGTGGAGGCCAACTTTCTATCTTAAATTATAATGATTACATAAGTAGAGCAGTAGAACAAGAAGACGAAATAACAACAACAACATTAAATGGGTCACACTCTGACTCTGTAACTACACTAACACTTACATCTACTACAGGATTTGACTCTTCAGGTACTGCACATATAGGTAACGAAATTATATCTTATACAGGAACACTAGGCAATGATCTTACAGGTGTAACACGAGGAGCAAACTCTAGCACTGCATCTGCTCACGCTACTGGAGTTACAGTTGCACAATTTGATAAAGGTAGTGTACCAACTCACATAGTACGTACACCGGATAATAATTATTTATTGTACCCTTATCCTGATAAATCTTATTCTATTAAGTTTGACTACTATACTTTTCCAGCAGATATGACTGCACATGGGGATACAACAACTGTACCTGACAGATTTGCTGCAGTTATAGTAGATGGTGCAACTGCATTTATATATCAATATAGAGGTGAGTTACAACAGTACGGTATAAACTTTGAAAGATTTGAACAAGGTATAAAAAATATGCAAAGTCTATTAGTTAATAGATTTGACTATATAAGATCTACATACATACCTTCGACAGGTTATGTAGGAAACTCCAAAACAGTATTACGAGTTAATTAATGCCTGACCAGTCTCAAGTACAGCCATTCTCTTTTAATTGTGAAGGTGGGTTAGTTCTTAACCAATCTACTTTTATTATGCAACCGGGACAGGCACTAGAGTTAACTAACTTTGAGCCTGACGTTGAGGGTGGATACAGACGAATTAATGGTTTTAAACCTTACGTTATACAAGAAGTTCCTGTAACAGCACTTAGTAGTGAACCTATATTAATGTCTGCTTTATTCCACAACTACATAGTTGCTGCTAGAGGAGAAAAGATATTTAGTTCAGCTAGTACTACGTTGTCACAGAAAATTCTAGTTGGTACTGCAATGACGGGGTCTGGTACTATAAATGCTAAAAGTACAACTTCGTTTAGTTCTAGTGGTACTGTATATATTGACTCAGAGATATTTACTTATACAGGAAAAACAACTACAACTTTTACTGGGGTAACTAGGGCAGCAAGTAGCACTACAGCCGCAGCACACGCAGCTAATGTTGTTGTATCTGAGAGTTGGACAGAAAGAGATACAGGAAGATCTGCAGCCGCTAAGTATAAGTTTGAACGGTTTAATTTTGATGGCAGTGATAAGTTTATTGTAGTTGATCAAGACAATGTTCCTACTGTATTTAATACTTCGATGGCGGCAACTGATGTATCAACGTCTTCTGTTACAGGAGCTAAACACGTAGCTGCATTTAAAAACCACATGTTCTACTCTGGTATGTCTAGTACTCCTCAAGAAGTAGTGTTTAGTAAACCTTTTGATGAAGATGATTTTACTTCTGCTGATGGTGCAGGTAGCATTAAAGTTGACGACACGATTGTAGGACTTAAAGTTTTCCGTGAAGATTTATTTATCTTTTGTGAAAATAGGATATTTAAACTGTCAGGAACATCAAGTACAAACTTTGCTGTTGCTCCTGTTACACGTAACATTGGTTGCGTTAACGGAGATACAATACAAGAATTTGCTGGTGACTTAATCTTCTTAGGCCCAGATGGATTACGTACTATTGCTGGTACTGCAAGGATTGGTGACGTTGAGCTAGGTACAATAAGTTCTAACGTACAGACATTGTTTAGAGAAAACCTTAATGACTCAGGAAGTTTTACTTCTTTAGTTATACCAGATAAAACACAATACAGAATTTTCTTTTCTAAAGACGGTGGAGCTGAAAAAGCTACTATCGGAGTTATCTGTGTTCTTAAAGGACAGACATTTGAATTTTCAAAAACAAAAGGTATTAGACCTGCTTGTACTGACAGTGTTGTAGAATCAGGTAATGTTATACCTATACATGGTGGTTTTGATGGATTCATATATAGGCAAGACCAAGGTGATACATTTAATGGTACACTAGTTCAAGCAAAGTATCGTAGTCCAGATCTTACCTTTGGAGATCCGGGTATAAGAAAACATATGCAAAGGGTAAATATTAACTATGCACCTGAATCAACTATTGACGCAGATATGTTTGTTAGGTATGATTACGAAGATGCAAACTCCACACGACCTGCAGCGTATGCGTTAGATAGTTTAAATGTTGGTGGCGTATATGGAGCAACAGCTACAACTTATGGTGTAGCTTCATATGGTGGTCCTTCACAGCCTATCGTTAGAAAATCAGTAGAGGGTTCAGGCTTTGCTGTAGCATTAAGAGTAGAAGATGGGGCTACCTCAACAGGGCCTTATTCATTAAAAGGATTTCAAATGGAGTTTCAATTAGGGGCTAGAAGATAATGGGTGCAACCTA